CCACGCGGCTGCGGTGATGGAGTGGCTGGACTACGGCCAGCTCCGGGGCCTCGGCCAATGGCGCAACTCCGGCAAGGGCCGGTTCCGCTACACCCTTCTGGGCTGAGTGCAAGGGCATTGCTCCGCTTCGTCTGGCAATGGCTAGGCCCCGCGAAGCATAGCAATGGCTTTGCTCAGGACAGCCTCGCTTTGACCCGCAAGGGCAATGGGAGGCATAGCACCGACTTGCAAAGGCAGAGGATAGTACAGCCACGGTCTGCGAGGGCATTGGATGGCCCAGCTATGCAACGGCATTGGATGGACCTGATGAGCATTGCGACGGCTATGTTGAGCAGGGCTAGGTTTAGCCAAGCGACGGCAAAGTCATGTTCTGATTAGCACAGCACCGCAAAGGCAAAGCACGTCATGGCCAAGCGTTGATACGCATCGCAAAGGCAAAGCGAGGCTCTGCGCGGCGTTGCAACGGCATAGCATTGGGGCGCTAGGAGAGGCAACGGCATAGCATTGGGACGCTAGGAGAGGCAGAGCAATGGCACAGGACAGAACAGCTCCGAACTGCAAAGCGTAGATTCAACAGAATCTTTTTATAAAAGGAGCGATTTACAATGACTTTCAATCTGAATCTTTACGGTGACTCCCCCGCCGAGCTGCGGGCGCTCATCAACGCACTGGCAGACCTTCCGGGCGGACTCACCATCGAACACACCCCCAGCGCCCCGCACCCTGCACAGCCCCAGAGCGAGGCTGTGGCGCAGCCGGACAAGTCCAAGGTCCCGGCACCCGCCAAGCCCAAAAAGGCCGCACAGAAGCCCGCAGCAGCCCCTGCGGAGGCACAGGCAAACCCTAATGCAGCCGAAGCCCCGGCGTCTCCTGCGCAGGCGGATACCGCACCGGCGTCCTCGACCACCTCGCCAGAACCCAAGGCTGACCCCGCCGTGCTGGACAAGATCCGCGACCTCGCCCGCAGCCTCATCGTACAGGGCAAGCGGGACGGCGTCCAGCGGGCCATCAAGAGCGCCGGCGCTGCCGCCATCTCCAAGCTGCCGCCGGAGAGCTACACCGCAGTGTGGGAGCAGCTGCTCAAGCTGAAAGACGAGGTGGACGCAGATGCCGCCGGTTAAACACGCCCTGCTGGGGGCCTCCAGCGCGGCCCGGTGGCTGGCCTGCCCCGCTTCGGCCCGGGCCACCGAGGGCCTGCCGGACGATGAGACCCCGTATGCCGCCGAGGGTACCCGGGCGCACGAGATGTGCGAGACCGCCCTCCGGCGCAAGCTGGCAAAGTGGGAGGATGGAAAACCCTTTGATCTGCTGTCCGACTGGGCGCAGCAGTCAATGCCGACAGAGATGTTTAATGCCGCCAACCGGTACACCTCCTTCATCCACGAGCTGTGGGTCGGCTTTCCCCGCCGCCCCAGCGTCTTCATCGAGCAGGAGGTGGACGTCAGCGAGTGGGTACCCGGCGGCTTCGGCACCTGCGACTGTCTGCTCATCGGCGGCGGGCTGCTCCACATTGTAGACTTCAAGTACGGGCAGGGCGTTCCGGTCAGCCCGGTGCACAACCCCCAGCTCATGTACTACGCCCTCGGAGCTTACGCCCTTTTCCGGGACATCGACGACATCGACACCGTCTGCATGAGCATCGTGCAGCCCCGCATCCAGACCGAGCCGGAGACATGGCAGCTGCCCCTCGCCGACCTTCTGAGCTGGGCCAGAGAGGTGCTGCGGCCCGGGGCCGAGAGGGCGTGGAAGGGCGAGGGCGGCTTCTGCCCCGGCGACCACTGCAAGAAGACCTTCTGCAAGGCTTACCCCAACTGCCGGGCATGGCAGGATAAATACGGCCCACTGGCCGGCTTCGAGCCGCTGCCGGAGGCCGCTACGCTGAGCGACGAGGAGCTGGGCGCGTGGCTGGCCAAGGTGCAGGGCCTCGCCGCCTACGCCAAAGATCTCGAGGACTACGCCCACGACGCCCTTCTGGCCGGGCGCAGCCTGCCCGGCTGGAAGCTGGTGCAGGGCCGCAGCACCCGCAAATGGACCGATCAGGACGCGGCCTTCCAGCAGATGGAGCGCAGCGGCATCGACGAGGCCCTGCTGTACACCCGCACCCCCATCTCCCTGACCGTGGCCGAGAAGATGATCGGCAAGAAGAAGTTCGCCGAGCTGATGTCGGCCTTTATCACCAAAGCCCCGGGAGCACCCAAACTGGCCGCCGCCGGCGACCCCCGCCCGGAGTACAACGCATTAGAGGGCTTCACGCCCGAGGAGGACTAGTATGAATACAAACGAAGTCATCATCCCCTGCCGCCTTTCCTACGCCAACATCTGGGAGCCCAAGCAGGTCAACGGCACCGGCGATCCCAAGTACAGCTGCTGCCTGCTCATCAAGAAGACCGACACCGCCGCCCTCGCCAAGCTCCGCGCCGTCATCGAGGCGGTCAAGAAGGATCCCAAAGCACTGGCCAAGTGGGGCGGCAGCGTCCCCAAGAACCTGAAAAGCCCCCTGCGGGACGGCGACGAGGAGAAGGACGACGAAAACTACCTCGGCTGCTTTTTCCTGAACGCCAACGCCGCCGAGAACCGCCGTCCCCGCATCATCGACCGGGCCTGCAATGAGGTGCTGGATCAGGAGGAGGTCTACAGCGGTTGCTACGCCAACGTCAAGGTCGGCCTCTTCGCCTACAGCGCCAGCGGCAACAAGGGCATCGGCGCGGGCCTCGAGGTCATCCAGAAGGTGCGCGACGGCGAGCGCCTGTCCGGCGGCAGCAGCCTCGAGGGCTTCGAGGTATTGACCGATGAGGACGACGACCTGCTGGATTGATCGATACGCCGGAGACCCGCACATCGGGCCTCCGGCCTTTTTGAAAGGAGTACCCTGTGAAATTTATCACCGTAGACCTCGAGACCTACTCGCCGCAGGACATCGCCAAGGTCGGTGCCTACCGATACGCCCAAGACCCAGAGTTTCAGGTGCTGCTGTTCGGTTATTGCGCAGAAGATTCAGCTGCACCGACAGTGCTTGACCTGACGTTGGAACCTGACCCACGGTGCTGCCTTTATGTGAGTATGCCGTGGCTGTTCGATGCCAGCTACACCAAGCGGGCGCACAACGCCGCCTTCGAGTGGTGGTGTCTGTCTGAGTACATGGAGCTGAGCTGGGAACAGCGGGTGCTCTGGCTGCAGCAGTGGGAGTGCAGCATGATCCACGCCCTCTACTGCGGCCTGCCCGCCCAGCTGGGCGCCCTCGGCAAGGCGCTGCAGCAGCCGGAGGATGCCCTCAAGATGAAAGAGGGCAAGGCGCTGATCACCTACTTCTGCAAGCCCTGCAAGGCCACCAAGGCCAACGGCGGACGCACCCGCAACCTGCCCCGGCACGACCCCGAAAAGTGGAGTCTGTTCTGCAAGTACAACGGCATGGACGTCATCGCCGAGCGGGCCAACGACCGGAAGCTGGCCCCCTGGCCGGTGCCGGAGGAGATCATGCAGCAGTGGCGGGAGGATGTGGAGATGAATGCCCGGGGCGTGGCCGTGGACATGGACCTGGTGGATGCCGCGCAGGACCTCCTCGAGCGGAACGCCCTGCCCCTCAAGGCGGAGCTGAAGACCCTGACCGGACTTGTCAACCCCGGCAGCAGAGTGCAGCTCCTCGGCTGGCTGGAGAACCGGGGGCTGAAGCTCCCCGGCCTCGGCAAGGACGTGGTAGACGACGCCCTGAAGATGGAGCTGCCCTCAGACGTCCGCCGGGCGCTGGAGCTGCGCCAGCAGACCAGCAAGGCCAGCAACTCCAAGTACAAGACCATCGCCCTGAGCCGAGGCCCGGACGACCGGATCCGGGGCACGCTGCAATTCTACGGCGCGTCCCGCACGGGGCGCTGGGCCGGGCGGCTGCTGCAAAGCCAGAACCTGCCCCGCACCTACCTCGACCATCAGGCCGAGTGGCGGGCCATCGTCCAGAGCCGCGACCTTGAGGGCCTGCAGCTCCTCACCGATAACGTCGCAGACACCCTGAGCCAGCTCATCCGCACGGCGCTGGTGCCTGCCAAGGGCTGCACCTTCGTGGACGCCGACTTCTCCGCCATCGAGGCCCGGCTCATCGCGTGGCTGGCAGGAGAAGAATGGGTGCTGGACGTCTTCCGCACCACCGGCAAGATCTACGAGGCCACCGCAGCCCGCATCTTCGGTGTGCCGTTCGAGAGCATCGTGAAGGGCAACCCCAACTACAAGTACCGCGCCCGGGGCAAGGTGGCCACGCTGGCGCTGGGCTATGAGGGCGGGGTATCCGCCATGAAGCGGATGGGCGGCGACGCGCTGGGCCTCGACGACGAGGGCCTGAAGGACATCGTGAGCCGCTGGCGCAGGCAGAACCCCAACATCCGCAGCCTCTGGAAAAAGATGCAGGACGCCGCCGTCCACACCATCCGCACCGGGCAGACCACGAGGCCCCGGGCAGGCGTCATCTTCCGCAAGGAGATGAGCCGGAGCGTCCCCTTCCCTTTTTTGACCATGGAGCTGCCCAGCGGACGGAAGCTCTTCTACGCCGACCCGAAGCTTGCCCGGGAGGCCAACTGGCGGGGCGACCACGAGATTCTATATAAGGAATGGGACAACGGCAAATGGCAGGAGTCCAAGACCTACGGCGGCAAGCTCACCGAGAACCTGACGCAGGCCGTAGGCCGGGACTGCCTCGCCTTTGCACTGGATAATCTACGCCGGGCAGGCTACCGGGTGGTTTTCCACATCCACGACGAGGTAGTCATTGAGCTGCCGAACACGCAGGACGCGGAGGCCGCACTGGAGGACGTGATACGCATTATGAGCCGTGTGCCGCCATGGGCTGAGGGACTGCCCCTGAGCGCCGCAGGCTGGCACGGAGACTTTTTTACAAAGGACTGATGATTATGAAAACACCGGAGATGCTGGTGGGCTGCGTCTGTGGCGCAGTACCCCGGAACGAAAAGTTCCCGAAGGGCAAAGTGGCCGTGGCCCGCTGGCGCAGAAACCGGGGCTGGGTCGTGGCCTGCACCCGCTGCGGCAGGGTCGGAGAACCCGGGGATTGCCCGGCGGACGCCTGCGCCCGCTGGGAGGGCCGCCGGTATCGGCATGAACCATAAGAGGAGGACAACTATGAGCAACACGCTGAAGATCTGCACCGGCCCCAGCCGCATGGCCACCGAGTGGGAGCTGCACGAGCTGAGCTGGGAGGGCTTCGCCTCCACCCTCTCGGACCGGATGCAGCAAAACTGCGGCACCGAGACCCACGCGGGGTACATAGCCCTGCCCAAGGCGCAGCAGGCCGACCTCAAGGACGTGGGCGGTTTTGTGGGCGGCACCCTGCGGAACGGAAGCCGCAAGCGTGGCTGCTGCACTGGGCGCAGCCTCATCACGCTGGACATGGACAACTGCGCCCCCGGAAGCACCGAAGACTGGGTCGCGGCCATCAAGAGCATCGGCACAGCAGCGGTCTACTCCACCCGGAAGCACGACCCGGAGCATCCCCGGCTGCGGGCCATCTTCCCCACCGACCGGGTCATGCAGCCGGAGGAGTACCAGCCCTGCGCCCGGATGCTGGCCCAGACGCTGGACGCCACGATGGCCGTGTTCGACTCCACCACCTTCGAGGCCGAACGGCTGATGTACTGGCCCAGCCGCAGCGCCGACAGCGACTGGGTCTGCGAGGCCACCGAGGACGGCAGCCGCATCTGCGTGGATGACCTGCTCTGGCTTTACCCGGACTGGCACGACGCCCGCAGCTGGCCTGCCTGCCCCGCAGAGCAGCAGGTCAAGCTGCCCGGTGGCAAGCAGGCCGACCCTACGGCCAAGCCCGGCATCGTGGGCGCATTCTGCCGGACTTACGACATCCGGCAGGCTATCGAAAAGTTCCTGCCCGGGGTGTATGTGGATGCAGGGGCAGGACGTCTGACCTACGCTGCAGGAAGCACTACCGCCGGCGCGGTGCTCTACGACAACGATACCTTTATCTACAGCCACCACAGCACCGACCCCGCAGGGGGTAAGCTACTGAACGCGTGGGATCTGGTGCGAATCCACAAGTTCGGCGATCTGGACGCGGACGCCGCCCCCGGCACGCCCACCGCCAGTCTCCCCAGCTGGCATCAGATGCGGGCGCTGGCCGAGGCCGACGGCCCCACCTCTGCCC